GCTTGTCTGGCAATAATCGATATGGATGATATCTTGCACCTCTTTCGTCAAACAGTGTTCTTTGCAACATCCATTTTGTGAAATGGTGTTCCCATTCTAAAAGCACTCCGTCTACGTCTGTGAGGATAATTCTATTTGATGTTGGCATCTTCCATACCTGCCACTCTCAGTTTCACAATATTGGTTAGTTGCCATTGTTTTTGATCTAAACCTTTAGTAATTCCTAACCAACGATTTCTTAATAAAGCAAATTCGTTTACAATTTTTTCAAAATCTACAACATCGGCTTCACCGTCAACATACTTTTCAACGTCTCTACTAGACAATGCTCTTTGATAATTTTCTAAATATTTTTTGAAATGTTGAGATCTTAATTTTCGTTTTTCAATATTAAGATATTCTAAGATTGCTTCTATTTCTTGAAGTTGCTGAAACCTATGTTCAACTACACCAGGTAGTGCCGCTGAGGCTTTTTCTAGATTGCCATATATACGGCATTCTTTTCTTGCTTGATCATACTCGTTATTAAAATATAATATTGCGTCTGGTATTTTTGAAATGTCTTTGCTGATTGTGTTGTACCAACCCATTAATCCTCACGCCAGTTGTTATCATCACCATAAGCATCGTCGGCTTCGTCTTCTAAAACAATCGTGATTGCTTCGGTAAGTTTTTCATCGTATTCCATTGCGGCCTTAAGAACATCTGAGTCTATGCCTTGATCAACAAGTGTTTTTACAAAATCAACAGCACAGTCTAGTTTTTGTCTTTCAGGAACATAATGTGAAATACTGGTCCAAATTTCTTCAATTTGTGTACTATCCATTGTCGGTTCCATTTTGTGTTGTCTCCTGGTTTGTGATATTGCTAAAGTCATTCATGACTTTTGTTAATTTATCACCTGTCCAGTTTTTTCGGAACTCTATGGTTTCTACTCCTTTGGAGTCAACATATTTTAATCTGTTACCTTGTTGTTTAATCACACCTTTTTTCTCAAATAAATCCAATAAACCTGAATAAGGATCCATTCCTGTGTCATAAGGAATTTTAACTTGTACGCTTTCAAAAGGTTTAGCATATCTTGTTTTCATTACCTTGCAGGCGGCTCTTATACCTCTTACATCAGATATTTTGTTGCCTTTTTCATCTTCCTTTAGTTTTAATTTTTTCATTGCAATTACAATTGAACTTGCATAGATAAAACCTTGTCCACCTGATATCTTGTCGTCGGGATCAAACATGTCTTGAGATGCGTATGTATGATTGGTTGCAACAAGGCCAACGTTCCAACTTCCAAACATGTTTACACAGTTTCTCACTAGTGCTGTCAATGCCTTAGGTTTTCTACCCAAGTCACCTTTCATTTCGCCTTTTTCAAACTGATCAACATCTGTTGGTGTCATCATCATACCTAAACTGTCTATAACAAACAGAACTTTAGGAGCATTTTCTCTGTTGTCTGCATGTTCGTCTCTGTATGACTTCATAAACTCAGATACAGTTTTTGCTACATCATCAATCATTGATAGACTTAATTTTAAAAGTTTATCCTCAGATGTATCTACGTTTAGTGCTTGAAGCCATTGTTCGTCTAATGCATTTTCAGAATCAATTAGAATAACAAATATACCTTGATCCTGTGCATTTTTAATAATGTTGCCTGATGCAATATATGATTTACCTGCACCAGACTCACCGGCAAGTACTGATACTTTGCCTAGGGGAATGCCTTTGTTGAAATCTCCTGATATTAAATAATTTAAAGCATAGTTTCCTGTTGATATCCAATCTGTGGGATCATTGAATCCTATGCCTAGTCCTTGAATACTTTTCGTAATACTCTTTCTAAATTTTGTTGCGTCAAATACTTTTGTCATGTGTGTCCTATAATATTATCCAAACAATGATTGCTACTATCACGATCCATGCTGGAATCTGTTGATACAACATCCAATCAACTGCTTTTTTAATTTTTCTTTTTATATCCATAGTGTAATATTACTACCGTTTGGCTCCAGTGTCAATACGAAACTGAAGCCAATGGTAATTTGTGTTTACTTCGCTTGTCTTGATCTAATCAACTTCAAGATGTCTTCCGCTCTTTTTGCACTGTCCGTGTTTGGTTGTGCTGGAGCAGGTTGACTTTCAGCAGGTTTTGCTTCTGCAACCGGTTCTGCTTTTGTTTCAGTTGTTGCAGTTGCTGGTGTGCTGGCAACAGGTGTTGTATTACCTGTCATTGCCGCTACGCCTGCTGGTCTAAAGTATTGTCCATACTTCTCGAGATCATAAGCCTCTCCGTCCACAGATTTTTCAAATAATTCTTTGATTATTTTTACTTCTGCTTCTGTTGGTTCTTTGGGTCTAAAGTCAGACAAATTATGTAAACCATGCTTATCAATTGCGGCTCTTTCTGCTTCATCAAGTGGTCTTTCTCTTCTTGACCATTTTGATGTTGAGTAGTCAGCGTATCCGCCTTTTGATGTTTTGGTTATTCTAAAGTCAACACCTTTTACATAGTCAGTTGGCAGTTCTTCCATTTCTGGATCAAGCAATGCCGCTCTGATAATGTTGAAAATTTGAGGACCAATAATAAATCTTCTTATTGGATTCTCTGGTGTTGCATCTTCACTTAATGGATTCTGTGTAACAAAACCTTGAAAGATATATGATTTTTTCTTCCAATATTTTCTACCCATGTCTTCCATTGATTTGTCTTTGAACCATGGTCTTACCTCTGTGAGAATTGGACAAGTTTTTCCATACATCTCCATACAAGGTACTTGTACCTGTACAGGTCTTGAATCTGTTTGTCCTTTGATCCCTGCAAATGGCAGTTTGATCATGTTTCTTTCAGTCCAGAAAAAAGTGTTTGCAGTATCCTTATCGGGTAAGAATCTTAAAACTGCTTCTTGTCCTTCCTGTATATTCCAATGTGGATATATGGCGTTGTCTCCGCCAGTGTTAGAAGTGGAGCGATTCACTTCTTGAGATTTTAACTTCGCTCTTATTTCAGCCAATGTAGCCATAATGTAAGCCTCCTTTAGTTGTGCCTATGTTTGTGCCTAAATGTATTTTAAGCATTAGTGCTTAATATACACAGATATTTATCTAAAGTCTACTACTATTATTGGTAATTTGCTAGGTTAACGATTCTGTCTACTTCTTCGTCAACACCTGCGATGTTGAAACCGCTGTCTTCTTTTTTGTCTTCGTTTAAAGATTCTTTAACTTCTGTTTCTTCTTCTGAAAAAAATTCATCTAGTTTTAGGCCTGCAAGTTCAATTGCATCTTTGAGTGTGTATTCTTTGTCGCCTACCTTAAACTTGTCGCCGGCCTTCATGCCTGCCGCTTTGGCCTTTTGCACTGCCATTGCAAACTCGTTGCCTTCTTTAGGATGTTGTCCTAACATGGCTGAACCTGGGTAATTTTTACTTAAAATTTCTTGTTTTTCTGGTGTGCCCATTTTAAGTTTGTCATAGTTCTGTCTTAAAAATCTTTGGGCCTGTTCATAGTCACCTGTTTTCATCACAGACTCGCCGTCACCGTTTAACACATCATAAACTGTTTTACCGTCGTCTGGATCTGAATACATTGACACATATGGTTTAATTTTTGAACCTTCTCCCATTGCTTCAACATTGTTGGCCCAAGTTTCAAACTGTTCTTCTTCTTTGGCTTTGCCCTGTCTGTCTTTTTTAGGAGCAAAAGCACCCGGATCCATTCTCACTTCGTCACCGTATTTTGGATCTGCCTGCATTTTTTTGTAGTCATCAATGTATCTTTTTGCCAACTGAATTGCAATTTTTTTATTTTTAACATAATCTTTGGTTGGTTTAAAGAAAGGTTGTCCTTCACCATCTAGTTCGTCAGCCACTCTTGATGCAAAATTTGCCACTTGATCATCTTCACTGCCTTTGGTAAGCATTCTAGATGCTATGTCTGAAAGTATTGAACTCAGCATTGTGTTTTTGTTTGTGAATTTTGTCACTTTCAACATGTTGTCAGCGGCATCGTCTTTTCTTAGAACTAATTTTTTATTTGGGTCAGCCAAGTATCCTTGTACAACTGGTCCTAGATCAACAGGAGCCTGTACAGGCTCTTTGTCTTTGAATTCGCTCATTACTCTGTGTATCAAAGGCAATGCATCTTCTACTCTGCTGTCTAAATTTTTTAAAGTAAATTTGTCTTTGTAACTGTTAGCAGTTTCGTCATCTAATTCAATTGCTTCTTTTTTTCTGTAACCTTTACAACTTGATTCATAATGACTTTGTTTTGATAAATTTTTAATGTACATTCTTAAATTTTCAAGTGTCATTTTTGTTTGTTCAATAATGTCACCTGCATTGTCATT